GGCGGTGTATTAATTCCGGCAACGCCTGACGCCCGCGAATTCTTAGAAAAAAAAGTCCGCATGGGCGGTATTTTGTATGCGGATTTTAAACAGGCAAGGAACCCGGCGTTTCACCGTAAATTTTTTGCCCTCCTGAATCTGGGATTTGATTACTGGCAACCTTCCGGCGGTGCAATATCGCCAGCCGATAAAAAACTGGTTCGGGGTTACGTGCAGCTGGTGGCCCACTATGCCGGGCATGGCGACACATTGCAGGAACTGGCGGATCAGTATCTGCGCGATGAGGCAGAAAAACGCGCCGGGAATATCAGCGCGGTTAAATCGTTTGAAGCTTTCCGTTCCTGGGTAACTATCGAAGCCGGTTTTTATACTGAATACCAGATGCCTGATGGCACCACTCGTAAGGAACCCAAATCCATATCGTTCGCAAAAATGGACGATGTAGAATTCTCCCAGCTGTATAAATCCGTATTAGACGTCCTCTGGAATTTTATTTTATTCCGCACCTTCCCAACGCAACAGGCAGCAGAAAACGCAGCCTCGCAATTATTCAGCTATGCCGCCTGAGAAATATCGCCATGACCAAAGACGATAAACGCTGGCTGGAAGACGTTGCATCACTGGGTTGCGTCGTATGCAGAAATCTAGGCTATGGCGCCACACCCGCTGAAGTTCACCATATCCGCAAAGGGCAGGGCATAGCCCAGCGCGCCAACCACAAAGAAACTCTCCCTCTTTGCCCGCCACACCACAGAACCGGCGGACACGGCGTAGCTATCCACGCAGGGCAAAAAACATGGGAAGAAAACTACGGAACGGAGACTGAATTGCTCGAACAGGTAACTATCGAGGTAAAGGAATTACGCTTATGCAGAATTTAATTCCGTTTCTAAGAGCAGCAGATAACGCTGAAAAATGCAGTTGGCCAACGCGTCCGGAAAGCATGAAATTCTGTTCAGGCTCCTTTTCCATTCTGGCGGGCGGCGATTTTGCCCTTCTCTATGCTCGCGCACGCGCGCGTTTAGGGGGCTGATTTATGCCGCTGGTCGCCACCTTCCGTACAGACTGGTTCAGAGTCATTACCGACCTGACCCGAAAAAATCTCACCACTCAGCAAATCGCCGATGAACTTGGCGTTTCAAAATCCGCCGTCCTCGGCTGGAAATCTGGATCGGAGCCTCGCCATGGTCACGGTGAAGCGCTGATTGCTCTCTGGTGTCTGGCTACCAGCTCAGACCGTAAAAAACTCCCTACTGTGCTTTACCGCCAGTGGTGGACGTTCCGCCGTCCTGTTTTTGGTCGGGAAACTGACCAGAAGGGCAACACACAATGAAGACTCACTAATTCAGGAGTGAAAAAAAATGGCTCGACCGAAAAAAATCGTTGAGACGCCGGGGCAGGAAAAAGCGGCGCTGGAAGAAAAAACGCTCGTTACAGAGGGGCAGTTAATTACTGCTGAACAGAACGGCGCGCAGCAGCAGGGTAGCGATAGCGGTGAACAGACCGCGCAGCAAAAGGTTTCAATCCTGCTTGATGGTACTCAGCTGGCGGAGCGTAACGCCATTCTCGCCACGCTCAACGCGCAGGGCGCTGCCATCGTTGCCCGCTTCGAAGAGTACGCCTTCACTGACAGCCTCGATCACCCACTGACCAATAACCTCGATTTCCTCAATCTGGTGCGCAAAGCCACTGAGGTAAGCACTGGCGGCACAGCGGAGCAGGTGACAAACGAGGAAGGCAAAAAGCAACCCGTACGCAGTGCGCCGGTATTAACCGAACACGGCTGGCACGTTCCGGGCTAAGGAGATTTTTATGTGCGGTAGTACACCAAAAGTCGTTCAGTCAGACCCGCAGGCCGAAGCCGATGCAGCAGCAGACGCAGCAGCCAAAGCTGCGAACGCTGACGCAGCAGCGCGCAAAAAGCGCAAACAGGGATCATCCCTGCTGGCCAGCGGCGCAGAAGGCGCAACGGATACAGGTTCTTCCCTGCTGTCCACTGGCGCACAGGCCGCAAAAAATACGTTAGGGGCTTAATTCATGGATCAACTCGCCAGCCGGTTAATCAGGCGCGCTGACACGCTGAAAGCAAATCGCCAGGTGCATGAAAGCGTCTGGCGGGAGTGCTATGACTACACCTACCCGCTGCGCGGGGCCGGGTTTTCGTCTGAGGTGCTGGACGCACAGAGCGCGAAGCACAAGGTTGCGAAGCTGCTGGACGGCACAGCCACCGACAGCGCCCGTATGCTGGCGTCCGCGCTTATGTCAGGGATGACCCCGGCTAATGCTCAATGGCTGAACCTCGACAGCGAATTACTGCCTGATGACGCTAAGGCGTGGTTGTCCACCTGCGCAACGCTGGTATGGGAAAATATCCACGCCGCTAACTTTGACGCGGAAGGGTACGAGGCCAATCTCGATGTGGTCTGTGCTGGCTGGTTCGCGCTGTACGTCGATGAGGACAAGGAAGAGGGCGGATTTACCTTCCAGCAGTGGCCGCTGGCGCAATGCTTTGTGACCTCCACACGTCGCGACGGCATCGTTGATACGATATATCGCTGCTATCAGCTCACCGCTGAACAGGCAGTGAAAGAATTCGGCGCGGACAAGGTAAGCGAAAAAATCCGCGATGCTGCAAAAAACAAACCCGACGATAAATTTGATTTTCTGCACTGCATTTTCCCGCGCGATACCTACGCCGTAAATGCGAAGCTGGCGCGCAACATGCGCTTTGCATCGTTCAACGTGGAAGTGAGCGGAAAGCGTATCGTGCGCGAATCCGGCTATCACGAATTCCCTGTATGCGTCCCGCGCTGGATGAAAATCCCCGGCGGCTCCTACGGTATCGGCCCGGTATACGACGCGCTGCCGGACTGCAAAGAACTGAACGAAACCAAACGCATGGAGAAGGCCGCGCAGGATCTGGCTATCTCCGGCATGTGGATTGCTGAAGATGACGGCGTACTCAACCCGCGTACGGTCAAAGTCGGCCCGCGCCGCATCATCGTGGCGAACAGTACCGAAAGCATGAAACCGTTGCTCACCGGCGCAGATTTCAACGTGGCGTTTACCGCTGAAGAACGCCTGCAGGCTTCCATCCGCAAAATCATGATGGCCGACCAGCTGCAACCGCAGGACGGCCCGGCGATGACCGCTACCGAAGTGCATGTGCGTGTCGCGCTGATCCGCCAGTTGCTCGGCCCGGTCTATGGCCGATTCCAGGCTGAATACCTGCAACCTCTGGTGGAGCGCTGCTTCGGTATTGCGTTCCGCGCTGGCGTTTTTCCTCCCGCTCCCGAGAGCCTCCAGAGCGCCAATTTCAACGTGCGTTATATCTCCCCGCTGGCCCGTGCGCAGAAGCTGGAAGATGTGACCGCCATCGAGCGATACGGCCAGAACATCATGCAGCTGGCGCAGGCGTACCCGGATGTACTGGACAACATGGACAGCGACGAGGCGAGCAAGGTTGTCGGCGAGGCTCTTGGCGTTCCGGCAAAAGTTATGCGTTCCGCTGATGCGGTCGAGCAACTTCGACAGCAGCGCCAGCAGATGCAACAGCAGCAGGCGCAACAGCAGTTGCTGATGCAGGCCGGGACGGAAGCCGCCGGCGCAGCAGGGCAGGCAGCAGGCGCAATTATGGGACAACGACTGGCGGGCAACCAATGATCAAAAAAGACGTAACCCCTGAAGACTACCGGCGGATTTTCGAGGAAATGCCAGGCGGGACGCAGGTGCTGGACGAATTAACGCGCCGCTTCGGACGTGAGGCATATGTCAAAGGCGGTACCGAAGGCGACCGCGAAACCTGTTACCGGGCCGGACAGCGTTCCGTGCTCGATTTCATTCTGATGCAAATCAACAAAGCAGACGGAGTAAACGACGATGTGGAAGTTTAAACACTTATTCATGAACACCGAAACAGGCGCAGAAGCGCCAGCAGGTAACGCGGGAGGGGATAATGCTGGTAATGGCGATGGTACTCAAAATCCGGGTGGCGGTACTCCTGCTGGTACTTCGCTCCTCAGCACCGGCGCGGGCGAACAAGGCGCGGATGACTGGTTACCTGAAAAATACCGCGTTATGGGCGATGACGGAAAACTCAACGTTGAAGGCTCAGCCCGCAAACTGGCGGATGCTTACTCGCACCTTGAAAAGCGCATGGGCAGCGGGGACACGCCGCCGAAAACTGCTGATGAGTATGCGCCAAAGGTAGAGGTCGAGGGCTTCAAGTGGGACGAATTCAAAGCCGACCCACGCATGCAATCCTTCATGAAGTCGGCTCATGCCAAAGGCATCACCAACGATCAGATGGGTTTCATCCTTGGCGAATATGCTCAGCTGGCCCCCGAACTGGTTAACGGTGCTGCGGCGCTGGATTCGGAAGCCGCCGCCACGCAGCTGCGCGAGACGTGGAAAACTGACGCCGAGTTTAATAAAAACATCGGTCTGGCTTTCCGGGCGTTTAACTCTCTGGCGGATGACAGCGACAAAGGGCGCATGGATGAAATCGGCAATAACCCGATGGTGATCCGTATGCTGGCAAAAATCGGCGCTGAAATGCAGGAAGATGCGCCGGCAGGCGGTGATGTGAATCTCGAAGAGCAGCAATCAATCCGCGACCTGATGAAGTCTCCGGCCTATATGGATCCGAAACACGCCGACCATGAGAACGTTTCTGCCCGGGTTCGAGCTTACTACCAGAAGCGCTACGGCGATCAAACTGTGGCGTGACATGTCACGACAACTTAACCAGAGGAAAGACCAGTGAGCGATAAGAATCAACATTTGACCATGGAACAACAGGAATTCATTTTCAAAACCAAAGTGGAATTACTGGCCGAGCTTATTCAGATCAAAATTCCTGGTAAATCCGACGCGGAAGAACTGGCCGAAGTGGTCAATGCCGCATTCAACAAATTAACGGCTTAATTCGAGGAAAGACCAATGACTAAACATATTGGCGTCAAATTAATTAATGCGTTCCCTATGACCCGCCAGGCGTATAACGATTTTCGTGGCTGGCAACTTCCTGCTGACGAGAACGGCGCGGATGAAGGTTATCTGGTTGAATATCTGGACGGCGGAAAGCCCAACACCGATCGCTTTGATGGCTATGTCAGTTGGAGTCCGAAAGAAGTATTCGAAAAAGCTTATCGCCCGGTATCAGGGTTAAGTTTTGGCCTTGCCATTGAAGCGCTCAAGCAGGGTAAGAAAGTTGCCCGCGTTGGCTGGAATGGTAAGGGGATGTATCTGTTCATTATCCAGCAGAATGCCTGGGGGTTAGAGTGTGACCTGGACGGAGTTAATGGCCTTGTGACGCTGCCATGCATTTGCATGAAGACAGCGGACGATAAATTAGTGCCATGGCTGGCTAGTCAGACCGATGTTCTGGCCGAAGACTGGCAAATCGTTTAACACTCTCCATAAATTCAATCAGCCTGCCAATGCGCGGGCTTTTTTATTTGGTCGGGATTCCGACCGCGCACCTCGCTAACAATCACTCCATAACCAGCCCGGTGGGGACGCCGGATACCTGATTTCTCCCGCAATGCGCCAGCGCCAACCGCATTGTGCTGATTTGGGCCGGGAAACCGACACCCCGCAGGCGATTTTTTACTGGAGTGATTTTTATGTCATTTGATGCAAACAAGAACATGATCACCGCTGCGTTTGTTACGCAGTTTCATGATTCTTTCGAAATTGCTGCACAGCAAAAGGATTCGCGCCTGCAAGCGGCTGTCCATGACCGTGGCAGCATCACCGGTGCGTCGTTCACCATCAACGATATGGGTACCATTGAGATGACCCAGATTACCACGCGTTTCGGTGATACCGTCTGGGATGTTCCGGAAGCCGGTACCCGTAATGCGTTGATGGCTGACTACGGCGTTTTTGTGCCGGTTGAGAAACGCGACCTGCGCAAGCTGATTGCCGACCCGCAGGGGCCATATTTGCAGCTTACCCTGTCCGCCGCCAACCGCAAAAAAGACGATGTGATTTACCGCGCGCTGCTCGATGCGGTACTGCGTAAGACCGAGAACAACGGCGCGTATGCATCCGTTACCCTCCCGGCCTCGCAGAAAATCGTTGCTGGTGGTACCGGCATGACCAAAGCCAAACTGATCGCAGCAAAAGCCATGTTCCGCCGTAACGAGTGTGACGAGCAGAACGGTGAAGAACTGTACATGACATACAACGCCGACATGCTGACGCAGATCCTCAGCGATACCACGCTGACCAGCGCCGACTTTATGGCGGTGAAAATGCTTCAGGAAGGTGCGGTGTCGTCTAAATGGCTGGGCTTTAACTGGCTGGCATACGAGAAGCTGGATTCCGTAACCGCCGAGGACGTTACCACCAAAACCGCCGCTGCCTGGTGTAAATCCGCTGTGCATTTCGGTACCGGCGCCGAGTACAACGTCGATATCGGCCCGCGCCGCGATAAAAATAACACCATCCAGATTTCCGTTGATGCGTCCTATGGCGCTGGCCGCGCCAACGAGAAAAAAGTCGTTGCCATCGATTTTGTAGCATAAAGCCGCTGGTACCTTTGCCGGGGGATCCCTCCCGGCCTTTTTTCATCTGAGGTAAGGCTATGGCTTCCAGTATTTCTATCTGTTCTAACGCACTGCTGGCGCTCGGCGCTCATCCCATTAACAGCTTCGACGAAGCGACCGAACACGCCCGCCTGTGCTCCAATATTTACCCCACCGTACGCAATGACCTGCTGCGAAAACATCCGTGGAACTGCGCGGTAAAACGCGTCGCGCTCTCACCGTCCAGCACCGCGCCCGCGTTTGGTTTCGGCTACCAGTTCCCGCTGCCGGGCGATTTAATCCGGATCCTGTCCGTTGGCCGTGAGTATGAGGATATCGGGTACCGCGTTGAAGGAAACCGCCTGCTGGCGAATCAGAACGTAATTTATCTGCGCTACCTGTTTCGTAACGAGGATGAATCGACGTGGGATTCGTCACTGGTCAATCTGGCCGAAGCGTACATGGCCGCAAAGCTGGCGTACGCCGTCACCGGATCCGCGAGTCTGCGCGACAGTCTGACGCAGGAAGCTGCATACCTTCTTCGCCAGGCCAAATCAATCGACGGACAGGAAGAACCGCCGGAAACGCTGGACGGCTATCCAACTTATGAATCGAGGTTCTGATGCGCGCGAACCTGATAAAAACCAATTTTACCGCGGGTGAAATTTCCCCGCGCCTGATGGGGCGTGTTGATATCGCCCGCTATGCCAACGGTGCAAAAATTATCGAAAACGCGGTGTGCGTGGTGCAGGGCGGCGTCGTTCGCCGACCGGGTACGCGCTTTGCCGCTGCCGCTAAATATGGTGACCGGACAGCACGACTGATCCCCTACGTCTTTAACCGCTCGCAGGCGTACATGCTCGAATTCGGCGATGGATACCTGCGCATTTATCAGAACGGCCGGCAGCTGGTAAACGACGATAATACCCCGTATGAAATCGCCAGCCCGTACACCGTCGATATGTTGTCTGAGGTGAATTACGTGCAGGGCGCTGACACGATGTTTTTAGTGCACCAGAGCGTCCCGCCGCACCGCTTACAGCGTAAGGGACAAACTGATTGGGTACTGGAAGCCGCGCCGTTTATCGTTGAGCCATTCGACGAAATCCGTGACACGCCAGAGAAATGGTGTAAGCCATCGGTGAAAGAATTCGTTGGCTCAGAAATCACGCTGACGCTCAGTGATGCCGAACCCGCAGATGATGACGATTCCCCCGCGTTTACTGGCACCGGCTGGGTAGCGGAGGACGTTGGTTCGTACGTTCGTATTAACAGCGGTCTGGTGCTGATTAACAGCATTACCAGCGCGCAGATTGCCGTCGGCACCATCCGCACCGATTTAAGCGCGACGCAGGCGGCATCCCCCGGAGCCTGGACACGTGAAAATACTGTCTGGACGGAGGAATTTGGCTATCCCGGCGCGGTGACGCTATACCAACAGCGGCTGGTTCTGGCCGGTTCCCCGAAGTACCCGCAAACAATCTGGTGGAGCGAAACCGGCGTTTACCTGTCGTTTGAGCTGGGAACGGACGACGACGACGCGATCAGCTTTACGCTGTCTTCTGACCAGCTAAACCCGATTGTGCATCTTGCGCAGATGAATACGCTTATCGCGCTGACGTACGGCGGCGAGTTTACGATCACTGCAGGCAGCGACGCGGCAATCACTCCCACCAATATTTCGGTAAAAAATCCCAGCCCGTACGGCTGCAACAGCATTCGCCCTGTTCGTGTCGGTACCGAAATTATGTTTATCCAGCGCGCCGGGAAAAAACTGTATGCCGTGGCGTATGACCCCGACAGCTACGTTTCTTATTCCGCCAACGATTTAACTGTGCTGGCCGAACACATCACAGCCGGCGGCGTCCTCGATATGGCGTATCAGCAACAGCCTGATGCGTTCGTGTGGCTGATCCGCGCCGATGGCGTACTAGTCACGATGGGGATAGACCGGGCGCAGGATGTAGTCGCATGGTCACGCCAGATCACCGATGGCGTTTTTGAATCGGTGGCGAGTATTCCTTCAGAAAGCGACGATGTGATTTATGTTCTGGTGCGCCGGGAAGTTAACGGCCAGACCGTTCGCTATGTTGAAGTATTCGACAGCACCCTGAATACCGATTCCGCAGTAACCGGCTCCAGTTCAGAAGGAGCCACCACGTGGACAGGTCTTTCTCACCTCAATGGAAAAACGGTTGATGTGGTGGCCGATGGTTCCGTGATGCCACAGGCAACGGTAACAGACGGGCAAATCACACTCAGCCGCAAAGCGAAAAAAATCGAAGTGGGCCTGCATTACGAAACCACCATCCAGACGCTGACGCCGGAAATCTCAACGACCGAAGGCACCACGCAGAACGCCCGCAAGCGTACCAGCGAAGTCACGCTGCGCTTTATGGAAACCACCGGCGCGGAGTGCAACGGTCAGGTGATCCCCTTCCGTACCTTCGGCCCAAAAATCCTTAACCAGCCCGCACCGCTTTTCACCGGTGATCATTATTTCGGGAAACTTGGCTGGGAGCGCGGGGAAGACACTTTGATTATTCAGCAACGCCAGCCGCTGCCGTTTCACCTGCTGGCAATTATTTTTACGTTCTCCAGCAACGGGGGCTAATCATGATCCGCAATGCAACCGCCGGTGATATTCCGGCGCTTATCGAACTGGGAACCCGGATGTACCTGGAATCCCGCTATTCCGAAAACTCACCCTTTGACGCGGACAAATGCGCGGAACTGGCTGAGAGCCTGATTTATTCCCCCGCCGGATGCGTGCTGGTGGCAGAGAAAAACGGCCTGGTGATTGGCTGGCTCGGAGGCGGCATCGCGGAGCAGTTTTTTTCCCGCCAGCTGATGGCGTTTGAATATGGCCTGTTCGTCGCTCCGGAGTACCGGGGCGGCAGCGCTGGCCCACGGCTGGCCCGCGCATTTATCAAATGGTCGAAAGAACACGGCGCCGCAGTGATCAACATGGGGATCACTACTGGCGTTCATGCCGAACGTACTGGACAGCTTTATTCCCGCCTCGGTCTGCAACGTACCGGGCTGCTTTATTCGATGGAGGTTTAACGATGTGTACAGGTGTTGAAATCGCCCTAGTGGCTTCTTCGGTTCTCGCTGCTGGCGGGGCAGTGGCCAGCGGCCAGCAGCAAAAGAAAATGGCGAACTATCAGGCCGCGCAGGCTGAAGCCGACGCCGACGCTGCAAAGGCTTCTGCCCGAGTGGAAGCGGAGCGTATTCGTAAAGCCGGTCGCCAGCAGGCCGCTGCGGCTAACACTGCAATGGCTGCTTCAGGCGTTGAAACGGGGGAGGGAACGGCGCTGCGTGTTACTTCAGGTATCGCCGGAGATGCAGAGCAGGACGCGTACCAGACGATTTTTAACGGAATAAATACTTCCAACCGACTTCGGTCACAAGCGCAGGCTGACCGCATTAGCGGGAGTAACGCCGCAACGGCAGGATATATTAACGCTGGAAGCTCTTTACTTAGTGCAGGTGCTACAGCATACAGCGGCTGGAAAAAGTCAGGGGGGAGCAAGTGAGAATACCAACCGGTGATTTTGGCAATGTAATGCCACAAGCTCAGACAACGCGCGCAACAGTTTCCAATGCTGGTGCTATCGGAAATGCAGTATCCGGTCTTGGTTCTGCTCTCGGGCAGGCTAGTGAAGATTTACAAAGAGTACAGGATAAAGCTGATGTTGCCGCTACGCAGGCGATCCTGACAGATCTGGAAGCCAAATCCGTTGACCGTTGGGAAAACCCACAAACTGGTGCAATGGTGACGCGGAAGGGCTTTAATTCATCTGGCGTGATGACCGATATGGATAAGGCGGATTCTTCCGACTATGAAGAAGCCCGTAAGCGTGTACCTGTCAACCAGATCAACTATTTTGATGCACAGTGGAAAGCTGGACAAATCCGTAGAGCCAGTGCCTACAGCACCTTTGAACGCTCTCAAACAGATGAAGCTCAGCGCCAGCAGTTAAACGCAACGGTCAGTACGTCCGTAGAACAGGAAGCCAGCGCCTACGACAATCCGATGCAGGCCAATTTGATTCGTGGCGCTCGTAAGCACTCTATTGAACTATATGGGCAGGCTCGCGGGTGGAGCCAGGAAAGCATCGATGCTGCAATCTCAGAAGCAAACCAGAAGGCAATGGAACAGCGAGCGCAGAACTACGCAGTAACAAACCCAACAGGCTGGTTGAATGGTGATTTCCCTCAGGTTAACAGTGGTAGCAATGACCTAGATTTACGCGCGGTTGGTTTGGTGGAATCCGGCGGCAAGCACCGAAATGCTGATGGTAGCCTGGTCACATCTCCAGCTGGCGCGCAGGGTGAATTTCAGTTGATGCCGGATACCGGGAAAGAACTGGCGGCTAAACGTGGCGTGGAGTATAACCCGGATGACCCGGTGCAGCATGCGCAGCTGGCGCGCGACTATACCGGGCAACTCAGTAAAAAATACCAGTCTGAAACGTTGGCTGGCGCTGCGTATAACTGGGGAATGGGTAACGTTGATAAGCTGATCGCTAAAGTCGGCGACCCGCGCAAAGGCGAAATCTCGATGGGGGATTTCGTTAAGCAGCTGCCAGCCGAAACGCGCGGTTGGTTGGCCCGCTATAACAAAAATAAAACGGGCCTTGACCCGGTGGCGGTTAACAAAATAGACAATATCGCCGAATCGCAGATCCGGCAGCAGCGTACGGCGCTACGTCAGCAGATTGACCCGATTCTCAATAATACGATGGCGCAACTGTATAACGGCGAGGTACCGGATGCTATGCCGAACGCTTCCACCATTTTGTTTGCGTACGGTGAACAGGGGCAAACAGCAGTCAAGCAGCTGGATATCGCGATCGATAACGCCAGAACCTTCCAGGCTATTCAGTACGTCACTCCGGCAGAACAGCAGGCAGAACTAGCGAAAGTAAAGCCGCAGGCAAACGACCCTGATTACGCGCTAAAACTCGATGCGTACGGCAAACTTAGCGCGCTGGTGCAGAAGAGCAACGCCAATATTCAGGCGCAGCGTGACGCCAGCCGGTTTAACGATGCGCTGATCTCCGGTGAGAAGCTTGACCCGAGCAATAAATCTATGCAGAAGGCGGCGGACAATACGCCATCGGCGCTAAATTTCCGCATTAACGATACCACCACCCACGACGGTATTGTGCAGCAGGTAAGCCAGACCGGAATTATCCCGTCGCAGGTTACATCGCAACTGAATGCGATCGCCCGTTCCAGCAGCCCTGATGTGGTGAAGCAAGGTTCGACACTGTTTAACTCACTATACGATACGGATCCCGCATCTGTTGGTGATTTGCCAAAAGATATGCAGAGTTTTTATCTCACGGTTAAACAGTTGACCGATGCAGGCATGGCGTCAGATGAAGCGGTGAAGCAAGCGCAGAATGTTACCTATAACCAGACTGATGCTTTTAAAGCGCAGTTATCCTCCATTCAAAGCACCAAACAGTATAAAGAAGATCGCGCCAGTGCTATGGATTCCGCTGTCAGCAGCATGAAACCGTGGTACAGCTTTGGTGGCCCCGCAGCGGACGACCAGAATGTTAACGCCGTCAATTTCCGTAATGACTACCAGTCACTTTATGACATTAATTATCGCAACTCGGGCGGTAATGCTGATGTTGCCAAAAAGATGACTAATACCCAGATCGCCCGTACTTGGAGTCTCAGTGATGTGAACGGCACCGCACAGTTTATGAAATACGCGCCTGAAGCGCTCTATAACTATGGGCCATCTGGCTGGCAGGCAGCGCAGTGGAAAGAAGAAAAAGAGCGCCTGACCTATGGCGAACGTGAAGAAAAAATCGAAACTAATCCGACCCAATTGGGAATTACATCTGGTTCAGCGCCCGTTATTACATCAAACACCCCTGAATCCCGAATCGGTGGTGAGCTGGAAATCACCCCTGACGTTTTAACCACGCATAACGGTGATTACGCCATTATGGTTCGTATGAAAGATAAAGATGGAATTGAGAGCGTACAGCCTTATTACGATAAATTTGGTCGTCCCATGCGCTGGAAACCGTCGCTGGAAGACTGGGAACCGTATAAAAAAATGCAGCAGGAGAGGGAACGGCAAGGCGAAGAGGAAATATCACGCGGGAAGGATATACGCGGATTTAAGGCGAAGCATCGTGCGCTTGATGAGCAGTATCAACGTTTGCATGATGAGCGTATGAACCGGGTTAAAAACTACTTTTCATGGAGCAATGAATAATGCCTATCTACCCGCAATCCGATGTTCCTCCGAGCGTGATGGATAATGCTCTTCAGGTGCCAACGGGTTTTGATGTATCTCTGCCTGAAGGAACTAATCCGGAACCGCTGCAGCAGCAACCGTCTGTATGGGATGCCGCTTTTCGTCAGAATAACCTGCTGGCGGGAATGTTCCGCCCGGCCAAACAATTCGAACCGGCGGACGGGTATAACCCTTATTTAGACAAAAACGAACTCAAAGGGTATGAGCAATGGGGATCCGCCTTTGCGGATTCAAAATCACCAGAAGAAACTGCCTGGATTAAAAATCAGATAGACGATGAAAACGAAGACCGCCGGGTGTTGTCTGAAGCAGGCGCTGAAGGAACTCTGGCCAGTATCGCCGCCGGGGTTATCGATCCTGTCACGGTCGCATCGATGTTTATTCCCGGTGCGCAGGGAAGCCTGGCTGCTCGTATTGGTTCTCAGATTGCTATTGGCGCCGCCGGTACCGCACTTAGCGAGGTTGCGCTCAATAACGAGCAGTACACCAGAACAGCCAGGGAGAGCGCTGCGCACATTACAGCTGGCGCGCTTCTCAGCGGTGTATTTGCTACTGCTGGCGCGATGATCACCCCATCGGTAAGAAATGCGGCCACCCGAGAAGTAGCCGAGGCGCTCAATAGTATGAACGCCTCGCCAACGATTAACAACGCAGCAGACGCCCTGGCGGATACTTTACCGAACGGTGGCAGCGTCGGCGCCATGCGTATTCGCGAAGCTACACTGGAAGACCTCACGCCGGTTTCTGGCGGCCCGCTTGGCAAGCTGGCTAAAAAAGCCGGTAGCTATCTAACGCCGATCACCCGACTGATGGAATCCCCGTCAAAAGAAGCGCGCCGGACAGCGCTGGAGCTAGCGGAGAATAACTTCACGCTGGAAGGAAACCTGCGCGGTATCGAAACTCCGGTAGCTGCCGAGACGCGCGTACGTGGCTGGCGCCGCGAAGAGGCTGCCGTCGTTACTGCGAATAAGCAGGCATACACTCAGTATAAAGCTGAAGGCGGCGATCTGGGTTATACGGCTTTCCGTGAACAGGTCGGCGAGGCGCTGCGTAACGGCGACGTGCACGTTAATGCGAAAGTGCAGGAAGCGGCGCAGGCAATGCGCACAGTCATTAACCGCGTGAAGACGGCACAGCAGGATCTGGGTTTGCTTCCGCCGGATGCCGAACTGAAAGCGATGGGGCAGACCAGCTATTTCCCTCGCGTGTACAAGGTAGGGAAAATTGTTAGCGAGCGCGATAAATTCCGCAATATGCTGGTTGACTGGTGGTCACGTGGTGAAAAAACCATGTCCCGCGAAGATGCCGAAATCGCCGCCGATACCACGATTAACCGTATCGTCGGGGCCAAAATTCCGCAGGAGTTCGCCAACGTCTTCATGGTGAAAGCACCAGGTAGCACCAAATCGCGAACGTTGAGCGTCCCCGATCGCCTGATGAAAGATTATCTGGAGAGTGATGCAAATTACGTCCTGCAGCGTCATATCCGCGAAGCCTCAGCGGAGATCGAATTAACCCGTACGTTCGGCAACAAGTCGCTGGATTCGCAGCTCGCCGCCATCCAGGACGAATACGACGCGCTGATGCGTTTACGCCCGGCAGAACAGGAAAAGCTGGCGAAGGTGCGCGAAGCCGACCTGCGCGATATTCTAGCGCTTCGCGATCGCCTCGTCGGTACCTACGGTATGCCGGATGACCCATCATCATTTTTCGTTCGCGCTGGTGCTTTCCTGCGTAGCGCCAACTTTGTAACGAAACTCGGCGGCATGACGGTATCCGCTATCCCGGATCTGGCGCGCGGCATGATGGTTAACGGCTTCAGCAATACCATGCGTGGATATGGCGCACTGATCACCCGCTCTCCGGCTTATCTCGCCAGCCGGGCGGAGCAGAAGAAAATGGCCGTTGGACTGGAAACTATACTGCATACCCGTGCGCGTACGATGGGGGATCTGGTCGATAGCTCTTCGCGTACAACAGCTGCAGAAGCTGGTATGGAACGTATTACCGATGTGTTCGGCAAGCTGACCATGATGGGCCACTTTGACGACATGAACAAATCGGTGAATGGCATGATCACCTCCGACGGGATTCTGTCCGGCGCGTTCCCGGCGAAACGCCTGGCAAAACTCGGCATCAATGAGAAGATGGCCGAACGCATCCAGCGAGAATTTCAGAAGCACGGCGAAGTTATTCAGGGCTGGCATATCGGCAATTTCGAAAAATGGGATGACCAGTACGCCGCTGGCTTGCTGCAATCTGCGGTGCTGAAAGACGTAAATAATACCGTAATCACGCCGGGGATTGGTGATACGCCGCTTTGGGCCAGCACCCCGTTGGGAAAAACCGTATTCCAGTTTAAGTCTTTTGCTACGGCATCCTATAATCGCGCTACGTTGGGCGGCCTGCAGGAAGGTACCGCGCAGTTCTATTACGGTACCGCCTTCCAGATTGGCCTGGGCTCTTTGACCTATGCGCTCAAGCAGGCGGCTAACGGTCGGGAGGTTGATTTGACGCCGCAGAAGATGGTACTCGAGGGCATTGACCGTTCAGGTATCCTCGGCCCACTGATGGAATACAACAACATGGCGGAAAAAGCATCCGGCGGTATGATAGGGCTTGGCCCGTTGCTCGGCACCGGTACGCAATCTCGCTATGCCAGCCGCGGCTTTATCGGTTCTGCTCTAGGGCCAACTTTTGGTCTGCTGGATACTGTAACCGATGTGACCGCCGGCGTGCTTAACGGCGATGCCGGCGACCGTGTATTGCATAGTGTGCGTACGCTGTTACCCGGTAATAATCTGTTCTGGATTGCGCCGCTAATTAATCAGGTTGATCCCGGCATCCGCTAGTTTGAATAGCGCTGTATAAGTCAGCGCTATTTTTCAAAGTAATTGTTTAACCGGTGAATATAAGATTCACAGCCACCCATATTGCCATCGTAGTTATAGTTTTTAATAATCCCTGATGTATCTGTTGCTATTTGAATTTTGCAACTGTAAGTAACAGGGACGTAATCAGTTTGCAAAGTAGTGGCGTTAAAAGATTTGTTTCCAAATGTCCCCGTTGTAATTTGTGGAGACGAGAGCGCAGCTATATCATTTACAGAGTTTACCCATGTATATACTTTCGTATCATCGAAAGTTTGTTCTTGGCTAGGATAGCCTAACACTTCGAAGGCTATTTTTTTATCCTTTCCTTTCAATGCATTTAACCCGTCATTCATTTGCGTAAATGTTACACATCCAGAAAGTAACAGGGTAACAATCAATAGCATTTTTCTCATTATTATCTCCGTTGAAATAGTCAGGATTCCGACCTCGAAAAGCATACATCATAGCCCTATGGATAACCACGGGGCTTTTTTATGCATTCAGATTACAAAACCCGCCTGACCGCTCTTAGCGATAAGCTCACCGATGTAGTGCTGGAAGAAGCCGATCCGGATAACTGGCCGGGGGCAGGGAAGGAAATCACAAAGCACACCAAACAGGAACGCGGTGATCGGTACTGGCATAAGAAGAATGCGGCCGCATCGCTCACGCTGCTGGTAAAAGTCCATTCTCTGATTGGCATGCATACGCGCGGGGGGACGCCTAAACCCGGCGAGGATCCGGACGATGAAGCATTCCGCCTGGGCCAACAGGTATCTGCCGCTGAACGTGCAGCACAGGAAGTTATCGAACGCCTACAGCAGCGGAAAAAATGATTTCATTCGTCGCCTTCTTCATCATATGGGCGGAGCGGATGGGGTGGGAGGTTCCCGACTGCCATTATCGAGCCTGCCACTGGCTGGAACACCGCGGGGATCTCGCGGTGCTTCGCTGTTTCCGTGGCTTCGGTAAATCCACCATTCTGGCGGTATATAACGCATGGAGATATTACCAGAACCGCCAGTACCGCATTCTTCACCAGTCGGAAGCTGACGGCACCGCATACAAAACCAGCCGCGATACGCAGAACGTTTTACGCAATCACCCGCTGACTAAAGGCATGCTACCCGACGGACAGGGAACCGTTGAACAGTGGTGGGTTAACGGCTCTCTGGATATGCGTAACGGCAGCATGTACGCAAAGGGGATCCTCTCTAACGTCACCTCAGCCCGCGCTGATGAATGCCAGAACGATGACGTAGAAGTACCCCGCAATATCCAGACGCCAGAGGCGCGGGAAAAACTGCGTTATCGTCTCGGTGAACAGACACACATTCTTGTCCCCGGCGGGCGAAAGCTGTTTATCGGCACGCCGCATACCCACGATAGCCTTTACGATGAGGTTGAATCTATGGGCGCCGATTGCCTGACCATCAAGTTATTCGGTAAAGAATTTCGTATCGAGGAAAAACAGGCTACCGCGAGCCGTTACTCGTTACCGTTCCGGCCTGAATATGTTTTCGTCGGTATTCACATTGGCGCGCGACTGCTCGTTGAAGGTGTTGATTATCGTCTTAACGATGATGGTATCGAGTTTGCCGAGACTCCCGGTACCACGGTTGACTGTTACGCCGATTGTGAATGGCCGGAAAGGTTCACTCCGGAGGAAATGACAAAGCGCCGTCGCGAAACTCGCACAATCAACGAATGGGACAGCCAGTACCAGCTGCACAGTAAACCGGTTGGCGAGGTTCGTCTCGATCCCGACCGCATACGCGAATACAACGTACAGCCTGAAATCCGGTACGCAAACCGCTCCTGCTCGATGTGGCTTGGCCAGACGCAAATTGTTGGTGCTGTCGCCTGGTGGGATGTGGCCACCGGCAAAGTTAAAGCTGACGCTTCGGCGTTCTCCCTGATTTTCACAGACGCGCGTGGTCATCTTTACTGGCATGTTTGCCAGGGGCTTACGGGCGAACTGGCGGAATTCGACGACAACGACAAAATCACCAGTGGTCAGGTGATGCAGATTAAAGAGCTGGTGCTGAAATACCAGATCCCTCTGGTCTGCGTCGAGGTGAACGGCCCCGGCAGCTTTGCCGGGAAATTGCTGATTCAGGCGCTGAAGGGTACCGGCTGCGGCGTACGGGAAGAATTCAGCGTGACCAATAAACAGAAACGCATTCTCGATGCCTTCGAAGCGCCACTGTCGTCCCGGTTCCTGTGGGCGCATACCGACGTGCTCGATGGCCCGATGTACGACCAGATGCGCGATTTTAACCCGGCGCTGACCAATCAGCCCGATGACTTTATCGATTCCGGCTCCGGCGCTATCAGCTCAACTCCGGTACGTATAGGTAAATTGGTCGGGATTCCGACCGCACAGGCGCGGGAACATTGGCAACCAAACGATGGCGATCACATGGTCGCCGTGGATTACTAGCCGCCGGAGTTCCTCGTATGTCGGTACCGAACCAGACACCCTATAACATCTATACCGCCAACGGGCTGACCACTGTCTTTGCCTATGAGTTTTATCTGATCAGCGCCAGCGATATTCAGGTGACAATCAACGGCAACGAAGTAACGTCCGGCTATACCGTGTCTGGTGTGGGTACTACTGGTGGTGGCGAGGTTACTTTTCTGACCGCGCCGGCCAATGGCGCTACGGTCATTTTTGAGCGCGTAACGCCGACGTACAGGCTCACCGATTACCAGGACAACGGCGACCTGCTGGCCGATACCGTTAACAAAGATTTTGACCGTCTCTGGATGGCAATCCAGCGCGCGTTTATATATCTCGGGGTTGCGCTGACACGCCCATTATTTGGTGGCGGTCCATTTAATGCCAACGGATATCGTATTGCTAATCTTGCTGATCCGATTAATGATCAGGACGCAGCGACTAAGAGTTATGTCGATAAGTCTACAAATAACTCTAATGAATACGCAGATAATCTTTTTAAGCGTACGGCCAGAGTGCCAGAAGACTATACCGACCCCCTTCCAACAATCCATGGCAGGAAAGGCAGGCTTTTTGCGTGGAATGATGCAGGGAAAGCAATAGCGGTTCATTCTGAGACTGACGACGGGACTCAGCTAGAAATTGACCTTGCGGGTACTGATGGTCTGAAATATATCGGTTTATGCCCAAACCTTGATTATCTAAGAACTATAGAATTTGCGGAAGTGGGACAACAACTATTTCTCAAAGAGCATACTGCCGGGCAGGGTATGGGCGGCGGCACCTGGTATTGTCATTCCCTGACTAATGATAATAATTATGTGGACGATAACGGGTGCCAGATTGTTAATAATTACGGCCAGGTGCTACGACGCAAAGATTTACGAATTATTTGCTCCGATATGTTCGGGCTGATGAATGGCGGTGATTATATTGCATGCCTCAGAAACATGTTTAAGGCGTCACGGACATTCTGTATTGAAGAGGTACTGGTAGCAAAATTACCTTTCGGGCAGTTTGTCATTGCTGACACTTTTTCTGATGGCAGCAACGGGTTTGTTGCTGATGTTTCTGATGGCATGAATTTTACCATCCGTGGGCTGGGTGTCGGGACTAACGGTCCCCGCATCCGGCATAAAGGCAATGGTGTGATGATGCGAATTAAGCGTAATCATGCCAGTTCAAAAGATTTCTGGGTAACATGCGGGTTTGAATGCCTGCGAGTGGGCGGAGTAAATGACACCCTGGACGGTAATAACACATATACCGGTGCAACGCCTTTCCAGGTATCTGACATGTGGGGATCGTTGTTTAAAGATTTATATATCAGCGGTTACGACAACAATACCGGCGGCAGCGCGATTTCGCTCTACAACGATACCGCATGGACTGAGAAACCACGTTTTGACAATGTGATGATACGCGGGTCTGTGGTGGGGCTGCGCCTGCATCGCAATACAGCTGAGGGCGCAGGGGCCACAGATTCATTTTTTTCCGTCACCGGCGAGATTGATATGAATGCCGGGGTGCCTAATCCCTGTTCTTATGTCCGGGTGGGCGATGGAACCGAGAAAGGTAAGTGCTCTATGTACAGTGCGCAGTTTACCATCCGGGGATGGATGAGCCGATCCTCATGGCATACTGGCATTGATATTATGGACTACAGCTGCGTTACGGGAAAAATGACCTTTATCTGGGACGGTTACGGCCTTTCATCAAATGCCACAAGTGAAGTGCTGCATATCATCCGCACAAGAGGCGTCAACGCCCGCTTTGACTGCGAGGTGACAAACCTTTCGGGTCAGCTGTTACAGGCGCGGCTTGAACTCCTGCAGCTAATCTGGAATTCCTGTCTGTACACTCAGGAAACTACCGCTAATGATGCTTCTCTGAAACGAGCCTATCCGGTCATACGTGCCAAAGGGATGAGGATAAATTTTGAAGGTTCATTCACTGCGGCCGAGCGTATTTCAGGCAAGACCTATACCCTGAGTTCATTACTGCCGGGCCAGCGTTTGCGGGTGCGTCTGCACAGCTTTAATGGCGATAAATATCAGCCGCAAATCTCTGAATGGGATGTTGAGGTAAGAGGAACGGATTTCCCCTGTATAGTTAAACCACTTTCAGGGCAATCGGCAACCATTTTCACTAAAGCAGGCAGCGCACTGGTGAATACTTCTGGCGCAACCGGGAGTTTCCTGACTGAAGCCACAATAAGCGACAATCCGTTTTTGCAGCATGCAACTCTTGGTAGCACTACGCTCACGCTTACGAACGGCCAAACAAATAACAATGTATCTTATGCCGTTAACTCTGGTCGCAAGATACAGATTGTTCTACCCCCTAACCCGGCAGCCACGGAAGACATGCCCTATGTTGCAGAAATTGAGGTGTTGTAATGAGCGAAAAAATGACAAACAAAAATGTACTGGTTCCGGCGTACGCTATTAAAATCAAGTCTATAACGAATATTGACGGTGGATTTGCGGTTATTACTCCGGACGATGAGCAAGAAATTACCGATCCTATTACGGTGACGGCTGCATTTGTGGAAAAATTTAATCCGCAGCCTGGCGGTTACTACATCATGTGTGTTAATGGAGTGGGTTTATACTCTGACAACTAATTCAATGGTCAGGATTCTGACCATGTAAGCACCTACCCTCAAATCACTACAAATAGTGATCCCCATGGGGGTAAGGCATGCGAATGAAGAATTTGCCGGATGTGGCGGCGGGAACGTCGTATATCACATCCACCGTGAGCGGCAGCTACTGGCTGCTGCAACTTCTCGATAAGGTAAGCCCCAGCCAGTGGGCGGCTATAGGCGTTCTGGCAAGTATTGTTTTTGGGTTACTTACCTACCTCACTAATCTGTATTTCAAAATCAAAGACGACCGGCGGAAGGCACAGGACTATGAGCAACAAAGCTAAGTTCAGCGCCGCTATGCTGGCGCTTCTGGCCGCCGGTGCGTCTGCGCCGGTTCTGTTCGATCAGTTTATCAGTGAAAAAGAAGGTAACGCGCTGGTGGCCGTTGTTGACCCCGGCGGTGTGTGGTCGTTGTGCCACGGAGTAACCGTTATAGATGGCAAGCGTGTCATTAAGGGCCAAAGAGCAACTGAGGAACAGTGCAGGAAGGTAAACGCCATCGAGCGCGATAAGGCGCTGGCGTGGGTAGAAAAGAATGTGCACGTTTCTTTGACGCCGCCGCAGAAGGTCGGCATAGCCTCATTCTGCCCGTACAATATCGGGCCGGGTAAGTGCTTCCCCTCGACGTTCTACCGCAAGCTGAACGCAGGCGACCGCAAAGGTGCATGTGCGGAGATCCGGCGATGGGTGTTCGACGGTGGTCGGGATTGCCGACTGACCAAAGGCCAGAAGAATGGCTGCTACGGGCAGGTTGACCGCCGCGATCAGGAAAGCGCTTTGACGTGCTGGGGGCTGTACGAATGAACGGAAAAACCAAACTGGTGATTGTAGGTGGCGTGCTGGCGGTATGCGCCGGCATTTACTGGGCGGGGTATCTGAAAGGCTGGTACGCACATTCAGAGCAAGTAAACAGCCAGGCTAAAGAAAGCCTACCGAAGCAGGAAAAGGCAGTTGCCGCTGGCGAGCAGAAAGCGGCGACGGCGAACGCCGAAGCCAAAGTGATTTACCGTACCGTTTATCGTGATGTGGTGAAATATGTCAATGACCCGAATCGTACTGTGTGCCAGTTTGATCCTGCTGCTGTGCAGCTGCGCCAACGAGCAATCGACGCGGCCAACGCCATCCCCGGATTTGATGAACCGGCCGTGCAAGATAAGTAA